ACCATACCAGGGGGTAATTCTGCCCCCAAATAACAGCGGCTACAAGAAGCAGAGCTTAATCTTGGAACCAGCTGTAGTGTGTAACCAGGATCTCAATGATCCTGTACCTCGGGCTTAGCGATAGCCCTCCTCCTTCTACTGGGAATAGTGTTTGTTCCCAGCCCGATGGAATGGTCTGCGCAAGCTTATAGGTAAGGTAGCCCAGGTCGAGCCCGGCCTTCATCCCCTTACGAACTAATTTCTTAGTTCGACGTGAGACTAGGCCGTGCTCGGCTGGGACTACCTGTTCCGAAAGCTCTTGCAAGACGCTGACGCGCCAACCCTCCCAGCCAGCATACGGAGCCCGCCCCTTACGGGTGCGGAACTCAGAAGCAAGCTTAGAAGGCTGGCACTCATCAAACGTGCCAATAAAAGCACCATCTCCTATACCATCAGGTATGCGAGGTCTCTGCCAAGAAGCAGGAGCGTACGCCCGTACAGATCTCACGATCTCATCGAGCTGCTCCAGTTGATGTGGAAGCATCATCTTAGCTACGCGGTTCCGCCACCGGTAAAGCCGGTTATGGAACTTAAATAGCTCAGACAAGTTATCCACAGGCTTCTTGACAAAGAAAGGTGTCACATCAATTCCGTTAAAGTAGTGTTTACCACAACTCTCACGGAATGGTCCATCAATGTGGGTTTTACTCACATTGGTCGTAAAACCGCAATAGGACAGTACGTCCATAAGCGGTTGGACCACGTTGGTATCGACGATGAGGTCATCACCGTAAACGCCAATCAATGACATGTCCCCATCATGGAGAAAAGTCACAGCCCAGGTTAGAGCCCAAAATATCAGGGATTCTAACTCAAACGTGTAACCGTTGCCCATGCTGCTAAACTTCCGGTAAACAACTTTATCACCGGAAGGAAGAACTCCAACAGGACTACGGCACTGCTCAAGTGCAAGTAGCCAGTCAGGGGGTAGGAGAAGGCGCACGATCTCGCGAGAGATCGTGTCGCTCGCCATTGACAAGTCGATCGTTGCCCTGTCGCCATGAATCGAGCCCTCGCGGGCGTGATTCTGGTTCAGGGTTTGATCGTCTAAATCAATACCTACCTTCCGGAGCCTCCGTCGAATCGCGGTACCGAGCCCCTTCTGAACATACATATTCAGACTTGGCTCGATTGCGATCGTACGGTCGGTCTTCCAGTTCTTGGGTACACACTGAACCTCGTTACCATCGAATATCTGAAAGTACTTATGATGTTCGATGGCCCGGGACCACACGCTATCTAAAGGAAAGATAGACTGGGCCGCAGTTTGGAGATTCGAAACCGTCGTCTCGGGTTTACCCGAGTATTTATAGGGCGCGCTACCTTGGCGCCGGGCCAGCAACAAACTGGCTCCCGACGTAAAGTTTCGATACCCCTCACACTCGTGTTCCGAATACGGGCCTAGTAACCACTCTATTTTTCGTGCGGCCGTCTCAATGACGGACCACACGCTAATGCCTGTTGTTTGAGACAGGCGTAGAGGGTGGGCTAGACGCGCATTGGCATACGAGCATGAGACCTCAGCTGCGAAGAATCGCTTCCATGTTTCCGCTTCCTTGTCTGCGGACGGTTTCCCGTCATCAAACTTGGAGAGGATGTTCTGTCCCAAATACTCACAGGCGAATTGAAGGGGCTCTGTAGTCTCGAACGGTTGAATATCGTCCGAGTCTAGTGGAGCTACTCCGATGCGTCCTCTAAGTACGGGGGGCAGTCCGAACAATATTCCGGCTCTTTCGAGTCGGGAAATCGTATCGGGTAGGACTGAGGGATTGATTTCGACGTTGGCGTCGCGCTTACGCTTCGCGGAATGGGGCATTGTAATGCTCCTGTTTCAGTTGTAACTGAGTGACTACAAGAGACCAACGTAACGCACACTGCCGCAACGGCAATGGCAACGTCTCTGAGCTTGATCTCCACAAGTCGGGCCTATCTTAGTAGATAGGTTCGAGCTTGTCCGCCACAGACACAACAGTGCTGTGGGCGAGCAAGTTGGACATCAGCTTCAGCAGGTTCTTGCGTTCCTGAGCGGTCGAGTCCTGACTGAAGTTCAGACGAATATCTGCACTGCAGTTACGGACCACGACTTGCGCACCGTCAACCGTCGCCTCAACCGGGTCGTTAAACCCAATCAGGAGCCGGTAAGCGGTCTGGCTGCCGTTCGGCTGCTTCACCTCGAGACTCAGGGTTTCAAAACCCCGAGGCGTGGTGGCAGAACGATTGGCAAGGCGCGCGGTCGATCCGTCGGTCGTAACCGGATCGAGGGTGTGGGCGACAGGAGTCGCCTCGGCGTCATTGATGACGATGGATGCCATTTGCGGCATTATACAATCCTTTAAGGATAGTGGAGTGAAAGGACTCACCTAACAGGTGGACGTCCGCCTTTCAAAGCAGAAGCTAGTAGCGATAAAGCGTTCGCTACATGCAACGAGCTAAACGGGTCTTTAAACCGTGGAGCTGCTGCGATGGGCCACGACGTGAATACTTCACGGTCTAGGGTCATACGGCGATAGTGAGCCGTAGGGCCGGTCGACGTTGGTCTTGTCCTGTAATAGGGCGAGGTCAATGGATCGTGAGTCTCACGAGGAGATCCAATAACGACGAGCTCTTTTCGGAGGGAATAACTTCCGCCCTTAAGAGTCATGTAACTCGTCGCGTCGAGCGAGGAGAGCCAGTCACCGACTTGCACTCCCCAATCGAACACGAACGAGAACGGTAGCAGTTCCCATGCCAAAAGCAGAGGATTTGCAATACCCGTATTGGATTGGAGATGCTGGAAAAAGGGTGCAGACGGTTCAAAATCGAACCGCATAAACCCGCCAGTCTCCTTGTGACCTTTAAAGTCCATCCCGAAGGACATACCACCTTCGTAAGCCGTAAAGGCTTCGAAATGGTCGCTTTCGAAATGGGCTCCCTTTTTCACACTCTGTATCCAACGAGTGGGATCCACTAGTTCCTGAAGAGCATCCACGCTCCCCATGACATCCTGGATCAAGGGCTTCCAACCGTACTGGTACTCAAGCCACGTTTCCGGGGCTTGACGCCAGTCACGCTTCAACCATCTCCAAGCTTCCTTCCATCGTCTCCGACGAAGGGCCTGAAGTGATTTGGCGATACGGTTGAGTGTATCGGCGAGGAGATCTGCAGTCATCTGCCTTTCAGCATATGCCTGCGCGAGATTTACACTCTGATCTTTTACCTGCAATCTCAGCTCAGTGATGAGCCGATTTCGCATGTTCGCCTCTCTTAGAGTATCACCAAACCATCCTGTTGCATCTGCCAGCAGAGTATGTTCGCCAAATCCTCTCATCGAGGCTGGCATAGTACTCAGCGACATAAGCGAAGGATGGACAGGGAGCTCCCATTCAACCGGGGGCTGCCTGTAGGTTTTACTCTCAAGATGATACTCAGTTGGAGCCACGAAAGCGCCACCCGGGATTCCTCCCGGGGGCTTTTTGCGCTTTTCTCCACGACGGAGCAGACGTACGTGACCACCATTGTACGTGGACGTCGAAGTACCTCCGCCCTTAAACCTTGCGGTGTGAGGGTAGGGGATATCTTCGGCAATGTCCTGGTACGTAGTGGTCATTATATGTCTCGTGCTGAGCGTCAAAGTCTCTACTAGTCATAAGACCAGCAGTCTTACCTGGGGGTTACCCAGGGTTACAACAACTCCTATTTATCGGAGCCCAAGGCCGTTGTTAAGCCTAATGAAGTCCCTCCCTG